CTCAGTTGCTCGGCCCAGTGCTAAAGACTGTTCTGGTTCTAATCTGGAGATAGGAACATTCAATGATTTATATAATTTCTTTTGGAAATATAGTACATCATCCATTTCACCTAAGTTTGAGCCGCCAGGCAATGTTTCGATCTCTGTACCTCTACCACCCTCTCTTCTAGGGAACCAGAAGTCTTCGAGCATTGACATATGGCGTCTATCATCTTTTACTTCGCCAGTTGCAGCATCATATGCAACTTTATTCTTATATCTATTCATGATGTCAGCAATATATTGTTCTGCTTTCATCTTTGGAAGATTTCCTACATCAATATAGAAAACTCTTCTCTCTGGTGCTCTAGTCCATCTGTAAATAACTACAGAGTCTTCAACCATTTGTAATTGATTTAGAGCTTTAATTGCTTTATGTAGATGTCCAATTACATATTGTCTTTTTGCATCCTTGAGTCCAGAAGTGACATGTGCAATAGAATCTTGTGAAATAGGTATTCCAGTAGTTTTATCGCCATTGGAGAGACCTTTTTCATTATATATGTAATATTCGTTTACCTTTTTCACAAGCTTTCCTTGTGTTTTGGCATCTTTTTCGATTTGTTTTACTTTTTTGATCTTTCTAGGATCAATTCTTCTCAATTCTTGGATACCATCTTTTGTCTTATTAGGATTGATGATGATATGCCAATATTGTCTTCCGTCAATATACCAACTTCTAAAAATTTCATAACCATTTCTGTTAAAATTTAACAGACGCAATACGGTATCGAATTCTTCTTGCAATGCTTTTTTGACTGCAGAAGATTGATTTACATTTTTAAGTAGTAATTTTACGGGATTTTCATCAGCTTCATTGACAATTGCTTCGGAAACAATATCGTCTAATGCAATTTCAACTTCTGGATGGATAGACATATCACGATATCTATCAATAAGTTCGTGGTCACTTTTCGCATTATTTTCCAAATTGAATGATGTAGAATAAAAATTTGAAGAAACTGTCAAAGAGCCATCGTCATTCATACTCTCAGGGGGTACGAATGACTTAAGCTCTTTGTTTTCTTCAGCCGTTTTTAGTAGGGTAAACCCAAATAATTTCACTTCCATATTATAATTCCAATAACTTTTACGTTAATTATGTAGTCACGACACCGGCATGCTGCCAGTAATCAAATGCGAATGTGCATGTAAATTCTTCGATAACATCGTTTGAATCCCATGCCAATTCGACAGTAGAAAGTTCTGTTGGGAACAATCCTACAAATTCATATTCGGCAATCTTTGCACCATCGCCGCTTTTACCATAATGGTCTACATATGCATTTGCTTTATATTCACCAGTTGATGCAGCGCCGCTGTTGTTTCTGTGTGAATTGATAGTATTCATCCATCTTTCGAGTGCATTTCTGACATCAAAATCTTCTGAATTTAATACTGTCACTGTCCATGGTTCAAATGTTCTGTTTCCAGCAACTCTTACCTGTCTACCAAAATATGGTACATCCACCTGTGCAATGGTAGATGAAGGAATTTGTGCTGCTCTAATCATAAACGCACCAGATGATGCAATCTGCCCGACTGTATTCGGAAAGTTTAGTCTCACTTTGAAGAGGTTAGGACGTGCCCCACCATCTCCAAAGTTTGATTTGAATTGTTCTATGTTGAATGCCATTTATTATCTCCTATTTTTATCTATTTATATTAAACTGCACCAACAATTTCATTGAAATCTACACCAGTACGAACTGCAACAAAGTTGAGTTGAATGAAGTTGATTGATCTTGCAGGCTGAATGAAGATATCTCCAACGAATTCATTTCTATCGATAACCTCACCAGTATTATTTGTATCATCACATACAACCTTAAAGTCATATATTCCTCTTCTACCTTGTACATCTCTCAAGAATGGTTCAATTAAAGCTGTAAACTGTGATCTTGTAAACTCATCGTTGAATTCGAATAGAGTAAACTTGGCTGAAGTTGCAATTGATTTTTCGAGAACGATAAACAATCTTCTTACATTAATTCTGCTGAATGCTGATGAATTGAGAGTTAGAGTTTTGTCACCAAACAATACAGTTCCTTGGCCTGGGAAGCTTACAACTGGATTGATCGCTGCGGTATATAGTGCATCTCTATCCGCTTTATTTTGTACTTGCATAGTTTTCACTACACCTCTATAAACTCCGCGATTAAATCCTGCTGGTGAATACCAAGCATCTCTATCATTTTCGCTTCTTACCATCAATCCTGCAGTATCTGCATTAAATGGTACATATCTGTACTTATCGTTATATTTATCACTCATATACTTGTAGTTTGAATCTGCGAATGCATATGTGCTCGATGTAACATTACTGAAGAATGCGATTTGATTTGCACTTGAACCAGCATCTCTATCTGCTCTCACATCTACCTCTCTAGGAGAAATACATGCAACAGCGTCTTTTCTTGATTCTGCAAGATCAACGATATGAGAAACAATACCATGTGCTGAGTCATCACTTTCGGCAACATCTGCTGCTTCACCCTGTAGAATAAAACCAACATCTACATTTTCTGCATCTGCGAAATGATCAAATCCTGCTTGGAATTGTGCAACAGTAGGTGTGATACCTTCTTGTCCATTACCCATTGGTCTTCTAACAAATAGTTCTGTTCCATCACTATTTCCAGATTCTGACAATTTTGCAAAAGTTCTTGTGGATACTAATCCACCCCAATCGCCTCCAGCAATTGGATGATTCATTATATGTACATATTTAGAGTTTGTGTTGATGTAATCTATATAATAGATACGAGCTCCATTTTCAGTTTTACCGTCTGAAGCTTTCGACATATTTGTTAATACTTCAACATTTTGTGCTGAACCATCAGGATATACTTTTTGTACAACCATCGCAACACCCTGTGATAATTTTTTATTATCAGGCGTACCGGCGCGATATGTGACACTATTATCAATTGTACCATCACCTGCTCTTGGTGCTCCAGCTAGTGCTGATGCAACCGCTGGGTGTGCAGTTTTAAGGCTATCAAATGATGTCTCATCCACTAGGTAAATAACTAAGTCATTCGCCCAAGCGCCTGGATTTCTTGCAACAAATTCGTGGCCATTTGCAGCAGCAGCTCCAAATCCAACATTGTCTTCGAAATGCGTGTCATTAGGTACATACATATTGTTTGCGAAAGTAAATGAGTTTGCATTCGCATTTCTAATAGTTGCAGTAACAACAGCACCATCTGCTGGAATGGATGCAGTAGCAAATTCTACTCTAGAACCATTTCCGACAAGAGTGTAATGTGTTCCACTTGAAAGTGTAGCTCCGCCCGCATCTACGAGTTCTAATGTCTGTCCACCAGAAGTATTTACCGCTGGGCTTAATGTGAAAGATCTTCTAGCAGGTACAGTGACAGTTACTGTTTCGCCAGTTAGTGGTAGATTTGATGTAAATGTGATTACATTGCTATTCGCTGCGACTGTGAAATCAGACGCTGAATACGCACCATCTGCTGAAGAGACTGCAGTTACTAGTGAGTTTGTCACTGCATATGTGCCTGGAGCTTCAGATACTAAAAACGCTGCCTGTTGTGCAATACTAATTACAACTTCATCATTATCATTTGCAAACAAACTAATCGCACTATCTGCTGGCGCAGTAGCTGCTTCGTGTACCGCAACTGTTGCAAGTGTCGGCATATAGAATACTTTATATAGTTTGTGATCAGTTTCTGAACCAGCGGACATTGTAATATCTGTTCCACCAGTATTTGTTGAATATGTATATGTGTCGCTAAGAACTACATCGGCCCCAGAAACGCTTTTTACATAATAAGTTGTAGAATTAGTAAGTCCTGTAGCCTCTGGTGTTCCAGAGTCTTTATATATTACAACATCTCCTTGTGCAAATCCATGGTTTGCATTAGTTAATGTAATCGTATTTCCAGAAATTGCTGATGCATCGAACTGACTTCCATACTTTTCGAAGTAATGTCCATGTGACGCTCCAGTTCCACCTGCTCCAGAGTCTGCAGCGTTTGCATCTGTCTGTCTAGTGTATAGTGGAGAAAAGAAACCGCCAGTTGTGAATTGTGTTCCAGCAGTTGACCACGCCTTGTTTGCATCTGAGTGTACATACCATGGGCCAGAATTGGAAGTATTACCGATCTCATCAGCTAATGAAATCTTAGTTGTTCCGCCGTTTGCACTACCAGATTCACCAAGTGACCAACGAGATGCTGGTAATATACCACCAGTTTCTCCTGTACCTCTGATTGAAACCGTGATATCTGCCGCAGCGAGATCTCTTAGATTTGTATCAGTTCCTGCTGCAGCTCCGTTTGATGTTACTAGTGTAGAACCATCGGTTGCTAATCTTGGAAGTAGGTATTGTGAGTTCACGCCTTGAAATAGGTCAAATGCTGACATAGTTCCAGAAACTGCAGTAGTTATTGTTTGTGCAGATGAACCATAGAATGCTGTAGAAGATTCTGCAGTTCCTGTTAATGTTTGTGTTCCTGCTACTGCGGCTGAAACTGTTACTTTACCAGATACCGCATTTAATGTTTTATTAGCATCACTGACTGCTGTATTATTTGCAACTCTTACAATTTTAATTGCGGCTGAGTATGCTAAGAAATTGGCTGCAGTGAACCAAGATTTGTAGTTTGTATCATTTGGCTCGCCAAAAATTGATTTCAACTGTTCTTCGCTGGAGATTTCTACGATTTCCCCAATAGGGCCTTTAGAAAATCTCCCAACCATAGCACCGATATTAGTGACTAAGGCTGGAACGCTTGTTGATGCATCAATTTCAGAAACGTTAACGCCAGGACTTACTTGGAATGCCATTTTTTTATCTCCTTCGATTTAATTTATAAAGTTATTTTCTATTTATTTATAAAAATTCTAAACTCACCATAAATACCTAATTCATGACATACTCATACCATCAGCAGTCCATACATCTCCAGCATCGTCAACAAAAACTTCTGTGTCATTCGATGATGTAATAAACCCAAACGGTAACATATTTTCTTCTAAATGTTTTAATCTTTCTTCATATATTTCTTTTCTGGTATCTACATCACAAAGTTCTTTGAAAAAGTTGTCAGTTGTCATCCATGAAAATAAAATAAGCGTATCAACTAAATCATCAAATTTACCAGCCTCTGCCTCATATTTATGACCTTTAGAAATAAAAGATGTCAATTCATTTATAGTTTCAAAATCTTTAATAATTAATTTATCTTCTTCAATGAGACTTTTCATATTCATACAACCGATTTTCTTGGTTGATTTTGTTGTCCTAATCCCCATTGTTGTGGATTTTCCTGAAAATCCTGAATGTTGTGGATTTTCCTGAAAATCCTGAAGAAATACTTTGTCCTTTTCTAGTGTCACTGCTGATACTTATGATATTTTCATATTCCATTTCATGATATAGGATATCACTAATCTGTTGGCCAACATCATTAATTTCTACTAGAACGAATGCTTCGTTATAGGTTTGTGCCATTCTTCTTATAATTGTAGGATACACCATCGGGGGAATATTATTTGATCTATATGTAACAACTTGTGTATATGGAACTTGCGTGGCATCAAAAATGGAAAATGCGGAGTAGTCTCCACCTCTACCTCTTGCAACATCTACTGTCACAAAATATACTGCGTCTTTTTTAGGAAACCCATAAATTTTCAGATTTCCATCCTCTGCAACTTTTCTTGGATTTTTATATGGCATATTTTTGAGTTTAGTTACATTAATTAGAGTGTTTGTACTTCCCAAAAATTCTGTATCAAATTCTTGGCGAAACTGTTCAGCGCTAGTATTCTTGATTGTTGTCTGTTTCCATTTTTAATCACGGCCAGGAACTTCGCTCCAGTGTACTGAAATAGGATTATATGTATTTCTACCTTCTTCTGCGTC